CTTATCTAGATCTTACTTAAAGCAGTTATATGAGAACCCTGAGGAGTTTTTGAAGGATTTAACTTGGGGATCTTCTAAATATATATAAATACTTCAATTTTTTAATAATATTGTATATACATGTTTTTAAAATTCATATTTTTATAATCATTTTTTATTATGAAGCAATGGATATGTTATTAAATATTAAAATAAATGACGGATACTTAAAGCGTTAATGGAGCTTTGAGATTCGATATAAATAATTCATTACAGATAATTTAAATAAAAACAATAATAATAAATCAAATATGGTTAATGATATAGCTAACGTGGGAGTTGTTAAGACTGTTGATGAAACTGCTGAAAATTTTTTCTCATCAGTTAGAACAAGGTCGGCTATTGAACCAGATTTTAGATATAATAAGAAACCAGCGTTGGATTGTGTCCCACCTCAATTGGAAATGGATTATTCAGTTATTTTGAATAAACCATATTTTATAAAGAATATACCTTGGGTTAATACTGCGGTAGCTGGAACGGCTTTAACCACAATTAATATACCTAATGATATATTGACTAATCCCTTGGTAAAAATACCGTTTGATGCCTCCTTGTTATATAGAGCAAAAATTTCTGTAGTTTTGCAAGTTGCGGGAACACCTATGCATAGTGGTTTGTTGGTTGCTGCTGCTACTCCTGCCGGAACAGATAATTTTGCACAGGTTTTAAGTCCTGCGGATTTGTTTAATTTAAACAAGTTCATGGCAGCTCCACATGTGTTTTTAAGCGCTAATGAAGCAACTCCAGTTGTGTTGGAAGTGCCGTTTTATGTAAATACAAAATTGGCTGCTGTCGCTACAGATGGTACGTCTGTTGTTCCGTCGCAATATGCTGGTAATTATGCCGAAGTTACGTTAATGGTTGTTAACCCTATGGGAGTTCCAACTTCTGGCACTAATGCGTTGACAATTACTGCGCATTTTATGTTTAGAGAGTTAGAGTTCTATGGGCCTCACGTAAATCCCACTTGGGTTCCGCAAGGTTTTGTAGAATCCGCAAAGGGTTTCGTAACGAATGTTTTTGATAGAGTTACTAGCGGTACAAAAACTACTATTAGTGATGCTTATGATTTGATTACTGGTACAAGGGCACAAATGTTCGATTTTGTTGATTCTGCTCGTGCATATTTACGTTCTTTAACTGGATTACATAATCCTGCAGATGGGACTATTACCACGAAAATGGCGGTTCAGGAGCGTCAAAACGCAAATGTTGTTGATGCTCCTTTGCAAATTGAGAAAATGGATCCGTATTCCCAGTTCAGTCATTATACGCGTGATTACACGTTTGATACTGCTATTGATGAAATGTTGGTTTCGGAAATTGCATCGAAACCTATGCATGTTGGGACGTTTTCTGTTAAAAGTACTAACACGGAAGGCACTATTGTGTTTTCTAGGCCTATTACACCTTTTCAACAAGTTACTCCGTTTGTGTTAACTAATATAGTTCCAACAGCCACATACTGTTTTAACTCTCTAATTCAAACTCTCCATCATATGAGCAAATATTGGAGGGGAGGACTTAAATTGCATATACAGTCCGCAATGTCTAATTTTCATTATTGTAAATTAACCGTTGCAAGAAATTATTCTCCGGATCGTAATATGGTTAATTCTGTTCCATCTTTTGATTCAGTACCTAATTTGATGATGGAGACTTTGGAATTTTCTGGTCACCAAGTTCATACAATTGATTTGCCTTAT